TTCAAACGGGTCTTGGGTCGCTTCGAGATTTAGCATTAGCTCACCAATCGATCTCTTGCATAGCAACAGTTTGCCCAGCAAGCGAATGGAAACTATCGGTCAGGTATTCAATTTGCCCATTACGGACAAACGAATGACAGCGATGTTCGGACATTGCCATATTGACGCCAAGCGAAGGCGAGAACGTTGGCTTTTCCATATCGCCGTTCCATGTCCATAGCGGTTTGCTTTTGTCGCTACCTTGTTCGACGATGAAATGATGATAGTAGCCACACCCAGGGCAAAAAAACACAAGCCCTTTGCCCCCATCGGACATCTTGATTTCTGCTAAAACATTTGCCATTAGCTCACCGCCAACGTAATCGGCGTGCTAATCGAAACAGACCCGGCCGCCAGGATGGTAGACTTGCTTTCGTCAGTGATCACCTTGAAATCGTAGCTATAGTTACCGGCCGTCAACGCCTCGGTTTGGTCATCCGTAATTGTGACCGTGATGTCACCGCCCGGTTGGTCAACCGTCAATGCGGCCTGCGTGGCGTCACCCGCTACGCTGCCGTTGACATAGAGCAGGCCGTCGCCCGCGTCGCCACCGTTCGTAATCACAATTTGGACCTGAGCAACATTGTCGGCTTGGGTTGTGTTGGCCTTGACCGTGAAATAGATTTTGTCCCAGTTGGCAGGGATCGTCATGCCGGTCACAGTCACATCGAACGATACCGCCCGCGTGATGCTTAGGGTACTGCCCGATATGGCCGGTGGCGTGGTGCTGCCGGGCGTTGGGCTGGTGAGGGTGCGCGTCGTGGCATTCCAAATGTCCGAAACGCTCGGCGCGGCCCCGCTGGTGAGCGTTCTTCCGCTGCCATAGCCCCACACTTGCGCGGCTGACAAATTGTTGAGCGCACCGATGGAGGCAACCACCGTCGCCGTGCCGTCGCTGACGTTGGTTGGCGTGGCAAAGCCGGTCGCGGTCAACCAACTCCCGTCACCATGTGAGGCGGTTAACTGTGCGTCAATCTCTTCGACGGTCGGCGCGGCGCTTGTGCTCACGCCGGCGGCGATCTCTGTCACCGCGTCTGCCGCCAACGCATCGGCGTCAATGGCGTTGGTCGCAATGGCCGCCGCGGTAATGGCATTATTGGCGATGCTCACCACATGCGCCGTGATGTTGCCGCTGTTCAGCCCAGAGGGCAAACGCGTTTGGATATCGTCGGTGTCGGCCTGGAGCGCGGCAATGTCGGTCGCCAGGTCCGCCGCGGTTGGCGTGCCGATTAAGCCGGCAATGCTGCTGATCGTGGCGTTGAGGTTGTCCACAATCAACTTGCCGATGCTGCCCGATGTGGTCAGGGTGGAGGTCAGCACAGCCCACACTGCTGCGGCAATCGTGGCCGCAGTCGGCACGTTGGCCGTAATGCTGCTTTTCATGGTGGCCGTGAAATCGCCGTTGGTCGGCGCGTTGGTCAAATTGGTCACGGTCGTGATCGTGCCGGCTGTGATGTTGGTTGGCGTGGCCAGTCCGCTCTGGATTTCGGTCACAGCATCTGACGCCAACTGTGCGGCCCCGATGGCATCTGTGGCGATTTTGGCCGCGGTAATGGCGCTACTGGCGATGCTAGTCGCCGTGATCACGCCACTTGCCAAGCCGTTGACGGTGGTCACGGTCGGAATCACCGCGCCGGTATGCGTCACGCCCGCCAACGTGACAAGCCCAGAGGATAGGCTAATCTGGTTTGCGCCCGTGCCGGATTGCACCTTCACGGCGTTGTTGGCGTCCACCGTGGGCAAACCGCCGTTGGCCGCGGCATTGGCGTTGGGGAGGGCAGAGAGGCCGCCGCGCGTGGCGTCCATATTGTCCCAGGCAGTCAGTTCGATCTCCAGTACAACCGGCGCCATATTGGACGCGCCTTTGAGCATGATGACAACCCACGTCGCGCCGCTGGCTAGCGCTGCGTCTGGAATGCCTAATTGATATAGCCCCGGCATGTTGGCGCTAGAAATTTCCTTGAAGCCACCTGTAGCCCATGTGCCCACCGTCATTGTCGCCAGGGTGATCGCCGTGGCTGCGTTAGCGCCTTGGCGATGGTAGTAAGCGGTGAGGCTGCCCGAATTGTAGGCAAGGCCGGTCAGGCCTGCGCCTGTGCTCGAGGAGGAATCCTGCACAAAAATATTAATGTCTTTGGACGTGGTGCCCGCTTTGATCGAAAGTTTCATTTAGTTATCCATCCCCCGAAACGCCATCCCGATGCCATCCATCTTGTTGGGCCGAATTAGGCCACCTGTAACCTTCGCTTTAATCTCAAAGACCACCGCTAGCCATTGCTCATTCGTCATGCTGACATTCTCGGCGGCAATCGTTTGGGGCGTCGCCACCGTCTGGTAATAGACCGCCACACTTGCCGCCGATGTCCCGCTGATTTCGTCAAGCTTGGTGTAGCCGCTCGCCGCCCCAAAAGGCGTGCCGATCTGGTCAGCAAAGATAACGGCAACAATCAGGCTGTTGGCGGCCGTGGTGGTAATGGCGGGAATTTGAGCAGTTGCACTACTGCCGGAGTTATTGGTGCCTTGCGCCCCAATGCCGCCGTAGTTGGTGACCGCAAACGCTTGCCAGGCTTGGCGCTCAGAGGTGCCGACATTTAATGTGTAGCTCCCTGGCTCACTACTGGCATTTTCTTTGTAGAGCAGTGCGGCAGTGGCAGTAGGTGATGTGGCAGGAATGTCTGTCGCTGCATACAGATTAGAAAAGCCCGTGATCGAAAAGGTTTGCGACACGGGATCGGAAGCGACCGGCACAAAAATCGCGTCACCCGTATTATAGGTTGGCGTGGTAACGGTCGTTCCTGTCGTATTTGCCCCGTCTACACCCTTGGTTGCCCCGCTGACAATGCTTGGTGCGGTCATTTCTTCTTACTCGCCTTACGTTTCGCCCGATTGCGCTTGCTGCGCTCTTTGCCCAAAATAGTCAGAATGGCGGTGAAGTCGTGCCTTAACCAGCCCGGCATACTCGCCGCTTCCATCGGGCTGACGCCGTGCTGTGCACCGCCCAAGGTGTACCAGGTCGTAAAAATTTCCAGTGACGCCGGATCGCATAAGTATTGCGCTTCAAAAAATGCCGCCTCTGCTTCGAGTTCGGCAATGGACGGCAAACCCTTATCGTCTTCGCTTTCGGCTTCGGCTTCTGCGTCTAGAATCGCCTGGACTAATTCGGTAATCTGCTGCTGCTGACCTTGACGCTTTTTTTTTCGTCATCGCCGGGAAGCGCCAAGAATTGCCCAGGATTCAGATTAATGGCTTCGACCAACCATTGATTCGCCAGGTCAATCGGGATCGCCTTGGCGAAAGTTTCAATGGCGCGCCAATCGGCGGGCAGTTCGGTCACTTCCCATTCAGCCTCAGCACTATCTCGACCTTCAACCTTGAGCAACGTCGCCAACATCACGGCCCGATTGTGGTAGTTGCCCCACTCGTTGAGACGGATGGGATCATCGTCGGCCAGGTAGTCCTTGGCCTCTGCCCCGTGGCGCTCTTTGATGAGTTCCCTGGCCTCACGCAGCAGGGCGTTATACACGCCGATTTCATAGCTGCTCACCGCACCAAGGGTAAGTCTAACCTGTGCACCGGTCGGGAATTCTGCCTCGACCAAGGCTTTTTGTTGCCAGTTCCAATTCATTGGTTCGCCTCCTGGGCATAAATATAGGTATAGAAATAGGCGAACACTTTTTCAAGCTCGGTGATGGTCACCGCATAGCGCCGGTCAAGGCCAGAGCGGTCTTCCGGCTTCACGGCGCGCAACGTGCTGAGTGTCGTTTTTAGCGAACTCAGCACGTCTTCTTTGGTTAGGGTAATGGTGGCATTGCTTTCCATGTTCGCTCTTTCGTTCACGGAATGGGAGCGCCTCTCTTTAGGCGTAGGTGCTTTGGCCGTTGACCAACACGATGGTCACTGGTGTGCTACTGTCGTCAATCATGGTCCATTTCAAGTCGCCGCGCACCAGGTTGTTGCCGCTACGCTTCACGTCCTGAAACTCCCAGTAAATCGACGGCACGGTAATCTGAAACTTGTACGGCACAACACCGGTTGGGATATTGGTCAGGCTGGTGTAGTTGTACGTGAGCGTGCCACTGGCAGGGGTCAGGGTCGGTGCGGTGGCTGATGTCCCGCCGCGCACGACGCGCCGATACCATTCGTAGGTGCCATAGTCAAAATCAACGCCTTTGATCATCCCGCTGACGCCGATTTCTTGTTGGGGCAAGCTGTTGCGGGTGCTGCTGAACAACACGCGGTCGGTTTCGTCGAGCGTCTGCTCAATGTCCAACTGGCTGCCGCGAATTGGGCTGGCTACGGTGTTGCCGGCAACGGTCAGTGTGGCGCTGCCGCTGGTTGGCGAGATTTCCACCGTGGTTTCGGCTACTTTGGTTTCGCTGCCGGTGCTATCGCCTTCGACTAAGCCGGTTCCGGCCATGTCGCAGGTGATTTCGTCAACGCCCGCATCAACGGTCAATTTGGTTGCCTTGCAGTCGATGAACTTGCGTTCAAACGACCCGCCGCCATCATCGGTATCCAAGAGGATGGCAGACAACCATGCGCCAGCGTTGCGGTTGGCAATCGTGAAGGTGTGGGTGTAAGCCGGTGCGCTCCCGGTTGTGGCCACGCCAAAACCCAAGCCGCGCAACACCGTGCCGATAAAGTTGGGACGCAACAGAAACTTGGCGTCAAATGGCGTCGTATAGCCGACGCGCTGTTGCGCAATCTTGACCTTGGTCGAACGGGAAACGGCACTCGGATGCTCTAATTTCGGTTCACGGGTGTCAAACTTCACATTGCCGCTGCTGTCCGTGGCCAGCGCGGTTTTGTAGGCAGTCGCTGCACTGCCTTTGGCGCTCTGTACGCCCAAGGAAATGGCAGCGGTTAAACTGTTATCCGACATTGCTCTCTACCTCGCTTTCAGGCTGCTTGGGTTGCACCACGGGATCCGTGTCGCTTTCCTCTGTGGTCACAAGCGCAAGCACAAGATCAACCAAAGGAGCGGCTTGCCCTTCCGTCAAACGAATGCGGTCCCCTGGTTGCAAGGCTTGTCCGGCGAAGGTGTAGGTTGTGCCGGTCATGACTTCATAGACTGGCATTGTGACTCCTTTCCAATTAGACAGAGGACGGTCTGTCTAAAGCGTAATTACTTTGAACTCCAGCGCGGTCACGCCAAAGAACGTGCCCGGTTGTTTCTCATTCGCCCACACTTCGAGGAGTGAACGCCCCCACGTCACCTTTTGCACGCGTTCGCCATCGTCGGTGGACGTTAAGCCACCCAAGGCCAAACGGGTGCGCAAGAATTCACGCAGGCGTCTGCGCATCTCCTGCACGTCGCGCTTGCACTGCGCTTGGCCGGTGGCTTTCAGCACAGCGACAAGCTGATAGTCGTAGGTGTTCTCTACTTTAGCGCTGCCCCCACCATGCGGCCCTGGAGCTTGGGTCGCTGTGCTGCTGCGCACAATGACGAGCGGGTAATTGTCGGCCTTGGTGGCGCCGGTGAAGTCCATGATGTCATCGATGATCACCTGCTTGACCACTTGCGTGTTGTAGCTGCCGCCACTGCCTAACTCGTTGGTTAGTTCAGTGCGCAGATAGTCGTCAATGTCGGCCCAGAGGCTCATAAGCACCCTCTGGCGCGCGCTCGCCCAAAGAACGCTGGGACGGCTGCGGCCTGCGCATCGGTCGGCGGTTGGTAGCTGTAAAACTGGTTCTGCCAGAATGCCGCCCGCTCTTGAAAAAACTTGCGCTGGTCGTTGGTTTGGGTAAGGGTGGCGTCACCCGCACCACTGTGGACGGTCCTGCTGGCAAATTCACTCGCCATCCGTAGGCTAATGTGGTCATAACCCCGCCAGTAGACATAGGCTTTCGCCGCTTCGTCATGGTAGGTGCTGGCCACGTTCAGCGCGACTATCTCATCCGCTGCCTTGGCCAGCCAGCCACTCACCATGTCTTCCAACACATCGTTCGGAAAGAGCAACGGAAACAACTCGCCTTCGGGCTGGACACAGTTCGCGGGCGTGAGCGTGATGGACATTACTTGGCCTTCTTGGTCTTGGGTGCGGGCGCTTCATCGGTGGCGGGCGTTTCGTCTTCAACCTTGACAAGCACCCCACTGTTTAACAAGCGCTGGACACGCGTGGTCAAAGCAACCGCAACCACATGCCGCCCAGAGACAAACACTTCACCGTCTGGGTGATCCTCGTGTCTCTCCCACAAAGCGACCTGATTTGGATCAGCGGCTTTGACCTTGATTCGTTCAGCCATGTGTGTTTCCCCTTAACGCAAATAATTAGGCGTTGACTGCCATCACCTTATTGGCGTTCTTGTCCATTACCGCGAAGCCTTCGACCTGCGAGAACACAATGTCTTGCGTTTGGTTGGTCACGTATCTTTCCATTTCGGAGATTTCCGAGCCGGTCTCGATCACATGCTCCAAACAGCGGGTGCGGTCAATGGCGACAATCTTGTTAGCCGGGGCATCGCTGGTCCAGCCATAGCGCACGCCGTCCGAGAACTGATTAATCGGTGTCAACGCTGCACCCAAGCCGCCTTGCGCGCCAGCCATCACGAGCGGAATGTTGGCGCTGCCGGTATTGAGCAGGGAGATTTGCAAGGCGATGGTATCCTGCATCACAGCCGTGGTCATCGTGTAGGGTTGGGCAAACTTCATTTTGAACGCTTGCCAAGCCTTAAGCGTCGGATTGTTAGCGGTTGTGCCACTGTCGAGCGTGGTCAAGTTGTAGCTGGTCGCGGCGTTGTTGTTGCCGTCGCCGGACACAATTACGTCAATCGCCGCGGCAACTTTGTCAAGCTCGGCTTGGATGGCCAACCACATGATCCACGTCGCCAACTTATCCACCCGCACCCGGCGCAATTGCTCATACGTGGCGCGTAGCCCGCGACCAAACTTGTACAGACGAATGGACTGATCGCCCGATGCAATGGTCGCCACCGGAATGTCAGCGCCTTCACCCACGCGATATTGGCGTTGGTTCGTGGCGCTATAGGTCAGGTAGGTGGAGCGGTAAGCGTCACTGTCAATCGGTGTGGTCAAGGCCACAAGTTCAGACAGCGGAATGGGCGCTACCACTTGTTGGCTGTAGCGCGGGGTCTGCGCATCGGCCCACGGGCGCGCCCAGGAACCCACGGTCGAATCATCGCTTAACAAAACAGCGCGTTCCTCGACATTCATGTTGGCCACTTTGCGCCATTGCCGCATACCGAACTCGGCAAAGAGCATTTTGTCCACTGAACTGCGGGCAAACATGCCAAATTCACTCGCGCAGTAACCCGCATTGAGATCGGTGCGAGTGATAATGCCGCGCTCTTTCAGCAGACGCTCAAAGGCATCCAACCCGCTCTTGTCGGCGGAATCCGTTGGCGACAGGGTTTCCAACACACGGCTCATGGTCGGTTTTTCGGTAAAACCGGCATCCTTCATGCGCTGCGCCACGTCTTTGTACACTTCGTAGGGGTTTGGGCGGCTTAAAACTTCGGCCAGTTCCCGCGTCCCCAAAGTCTTGATTTCAATCGTCACTTCTTGGCTCCTTTCAACTAACCAAACGGACGGGTTTAGTTAGACAAATTACATCAACACAGCAACAGCGGTCGTGGTGCCGGAATCCAAAATGATCCCCCGGCACTTGATCAGTTCGGCGGCGGTCCCAGAGGCCGCGGCACGGATGTAGCCCTTGGCGCTAGAGGCGTTTAAGGCGCCCACAATCGCCAAGCCTGGGGTCAGCGTCGCGCCGTTGCCACCTGGCAACACCAGGACATCACCCACCTGGACGGTAGCGGTGTTGTCCGCAAAGACTTCGATGAGTTTGCCCACAACCGGCTCACCATCGCCGGCCAAGGCTACGGTCTTAGAGGCGGAGAGAGTAACGGCGAGGCCAACGCTGGCGCTCCCGTTGGCAGAGGTGGAACTATACGTAATTGTGCTGTTGTCAATCGAGAACGTCAGGGCTTCAAATTCGCCCACGTCCGCGAAGATAACGCTTGCGCGTGGATCGGCCACGGTTGGCTCCTTTCAAAAAAGAACAAAAATAGACAAACTAAACAGCGCGCCTAGAAGGCAACCGGCTGTTAGTTATTCGTATATGAACGTTCGATCCAGTTGGTGCCGTCGCTCATCAGCGTCAGCGTGTCGTACTGGCCAAGCGCCCGATTGCCGCCCAATTTGAGCGTGCCGGTATCGCTAATCGTGATTGTTGTGTTGGCAGTGTTGACCAAGAACAGAATGTCACCGGCCGTACCTGCGGTAATGCTGGCCGTTTGCACGTTGCCGCTACTGGAAAGCGGCTGATAGCTGCCGGTCGGCGTGATCGTACCATCCGTCGTCACTGTGACCGTTGAGCCGGGCACCATCCGCAGAAATGTGCCAACCTTGGTATAGGTCGTGCTCTCCAGGTAGCTGCCGGCAACGGTGTAGCCGCTGACCTTGACGTTGGTAAAGTTGCTCACACCGGATTGAGCAACGACCGGCGCAACCAACAGAGCGAGAATAAGTAAGGCGGTCCAAAATATGCGTTTCATATTGCTCCTTATTTGGTTTTGAACGCCGCATCCGGCACAGCCGCCACCGGCGCTTTGTCTTTGCCCGGCGCTTGGCTGTTGTCTACGGTTTGGCGGCCACCCTTGAACCGCTCATTGCCCAACACGGCCCAGTCTGCCTTCATCTGTTTGATGATGGCGAGCGGGCTTGTGCGGAGCAACGTCTCGTAGGTCTCTTTGGCGAACTTGTCACCGTAGGCGCGCACCCCCTCGCCCAACGCTTCGGTGATCAGGTCTGTGCGATACTGCGCGCCATCCTGGGCTTGTGCTTCCAGCCCTTTGGCGCGTTCCTCAAGCTTCACGTACTCTTGCTTGAGGTCGCTAAATGCCTTGCTTTCCGTCGCAAGCCGGTCCCGTTCGGAAACCAAGCTGGCGACCGTCGCCACGGCGTCGGCGTCTGCTGAAATGCCCAGAACTTCACGGATCTGGGCGAATGCTTTTTCCAGTTCCAACTTCTTGCCTCCTTGCAGGTCAACCCCTGCGAAACTGCGCTTCGTCGTAAAACTCATGCGGTAGCGGGCTTCGAGCATCCGCACCGCGTCCGGTTTCAATTCGCCTGCTTCAATCATGCGGGTGGCCTTGAGGATGGTGGCGTCAGGTGTTGCGCCGTCGAAGACTGCGGACACCTCAGCCAAGCGCGCATTGTCCACGCCCACGGTGGCCACGACTTGCCCGCCGCCCTGGATGTCGTATTTCATGCCAGCCACATGCGGACAATCCCAGGAGCGATAGTCCATCTTGCAAATGCTGCACCAGAATTGGCCAGATGTGAACCCCACACTTGTATCTCTGATAATTCCAGATTTAACACCGTCGATAAAATCGTCAGTCAATACGCCATTAAGGTTTAAGCCGGGAATGGTGTAAAAATCCGCCAACACCCTTTGCCTTCCCTCGGTCGTATCGAGTTGCCCATATATGCTTTTGCCCAATGGCAACTCATTGTGTCTATGGCTATTCAAGAAACTAACACCCGCGCTGGCATCGGCGGCGAAATTAGCCAAAGTTGACGGCATCATTTTCGTAAAATACGAATCAACTTGGTCGTTACTGATCTCTGCCGACCAAAAAAACGGGGACCGATCATCAAGCATAGATGGGTCCATCATGTGCTTTTGCTTGAGCAAATCCATCATGGCGGGCATGTCCATCTGGCGCGTTTCCAGACGCAAAATCCGCGCCGGAAACGGATAAATCACATCACTGTTATCGCTCATAAAACTTCTATTCCTGACACATTTGTGCTATAATTACACCTGTAGTACGCCAATAGAAAAGCCACGGCGCTGCGACAACAGCCCGTGGCATGGTCAACAGTTGAAAGGAACTGCCGACATGAGCAAGCATACCACGAATCAAACCTCTCAAGAAATCCCATGCGGATACTGCCAGTGCGGTTGTGGACAGAAAACAAATATTTCTCAATACACCAGCAAAAGAAACGGATGGAAAAGGGGCGAACCACTTCGTTATGTCTTTGGACATCAACACAGGGCAAACAGAACAAAAAGCACTGATGCTAATCCCGATGGCTTTTGTCTGTGTGGTTGTGGACAAAAAACGCCGATTGCCACAAAAACAGACCGTGGGCGAGGTCACATAAAAGGTGAACCGCTCAGATATATCGTTGGCCATAATCACAGCGCTGGAGAATGGGTTGCGCCCGAATTTTGCGCGTGTGGCTGTGGCCAGCGATTGAAAAAGGCCAGTGGACCAAGCCATCAGGCGCGCTACATTAGTGGTCACAACTCGCGCCCCAAGCCGGTAGAAAGCCGCTTCTGGGCCAGAGTCAACAAGCAAGGCTCGGACGACTGCTGGATTTGGCAGGCCGGTGTAGGTAGTCACGGCTATGGAACAATGTCTGTCAATGGCTCTCCACAGTGTTCGCACCGTATTGCTTGGTCCTTGGCAAATGGACCTATTCCGAATGACTTGCATGTTCTTCATAGATGCGATAACCGGCTTTGCTGTAATCCCGCTCATCTTTTTCTTGGTACAAACCTTGATAACATTCACGATATGGTCAAGAAAGGCCGACAGGCAAAAGGGAAAGACAAGCCAGATCAGAGAGGCGAAGCTAGCGGAAGCGCGGTCCTTACTGCCGCTGACGTCATTGAAATTCGTCAGCGTTGCGCTGCCGGTGAATCCCAAGATAAACTTGCCGAAATCTACGGCGTTTCTCAAGGTCATATTTCTAATGTGTTCAGGCGTGTAACCTGGAAACATATCTAGCTCACCATTTCTGAGCAAATAAAAAAGGCGTTTCTCACAATGTAGCGAGAAACGCCTTAGATAGATAGCTATCTATTCAGGTAGTCTACCTGTTTAGGTAGGTTTGTTTTCCTTACATAAATTCGCCACGAGTTCAGGACGGCTGCGCACCTGTAATTTGCTGTAAACATTCTTTAGATGGAAGTGAGCCGCGTACGGACTAATCCCCACTTGATGACCTATACCATTCACGGTTAGGCCGGGATTTCGTTTGACAACTTCAACGATTTGACGCTCTCTTGGCGTTAGTTTACTCATACGCTCCTTAAAATCGTCCATTTACACATGCTTATAGCGGCTTCGTTTCCCGTGGGTCGGCGGTGTGGGCTTGGCGTGGGTCGGGCTTGATAACATCCATTATTTGCCAGATATGCCCACAGGCTTTACACCGATGTTCGCGCCCATGCTCGGTGTCTTGGGTATTGACATCGGTATATGTCACCCACTTGGCTAGTTCAGTCTTAGGACTTGCGCATTTCGGGCATACTATCTTGGTTATGGTTGGTTTCATCATTCACCTCATCAAATAGCGCTCTATCGCAAACGTTTGCACCAATGATGCCGCCATGCGATCAAAGAGAGTGTTTTGATTTGGTCCACCAAAATAGGTCTCGTTAATTTCTTGGCGCGCATACGAAAATCCATCGGTAATAGTAACTTCGTAGAATGACACACCGTAGTTGAGGGTATGCTTTACTATCACTTCTAAGGCATTAGGCTTAAAGCGTTTCTCGATTTCTGCCTTCACAAAAGCACTCTCGTCTGACCCTAATGTTTTATTGCTCACGGTCCACCCCTCCAAATGTTTATAGGCACTTGCCAGCCCTGTGTTACGGGTCGATACATACAACGGCAACCGGTGTGAATAGGCAGAAGCAAATCAGGCGGAATGTTATTCACCGGCATTCGCCGCCCATGTAGCGGCTGACAGAGTTGGCAAACCCTAGAATCCTCACGCGTTACAAACTCCTGCTCTTCCACCCCATTGCGCCCATACGTCCAGCTTAACCCGTTGCCCACCATGCGGGTTAATTCGGTGATGGCAATCACGCCACTGCGGTACAGCGACCAACCCGCAATCAGATTGCCCAGTGTAATCAGCGGATTGTCGCCTGCCCTTGCCGCCGGTATCGCCTGGGTCAGATGGTCGATGGTCGTATTAACCAGGCTCATGTCACCGTCTACGCTGGTCAGCATTTCAGCGTGGTCATTGAGTTGCGACAAGTAAGCACGGTTGGTCAGCGTGAAATGGCCACCAACGCCCAACAGATTTAGCCCCATGCCGCCGCCGACATTCACGCCCCGCACTTGGTAGCGCAGCAACAGGGCCAGGAGCGCCGCCACCGCTACGTCACGGTCATAGTCATGGCGGAGCCGGTCTTCCAGTTCAGCCGCATCCGTAGGCAAGCCATCCAAGCCGTTCCTGAGAGGCCACCAGTAGAGATCCCGCAAGCATGGCTCCAGCTCCGCCTGCCATTGCGCTTCGAGCGCCAGTTCTTCGGGCGTGACTTCATTGATTGAGCGCGTGGCCAGCAAGCCAGCATAGGCACGGTCTAAGCGGGATAGGCTGCGATAAAGCGCAGTGTCAATTGCCATTGCTGTGAACCTTGCCATTGAGCGGAATGCCAGCGCTTAATGGCAAGTGTCCGTAACTCACCATCTCCATCGCCTTAGCCACATCCGCCCGTGCCGCCACAATCTCATTTAGCCACCGTTGCGCGTCCTGCTGTTGCGCCGGTTGGCCGTCCGTATTGCCTACGCCTGGTTGATTCGGTGCTTGCGGTGCAACCGGCATCGCCTTGACGCCTTTCGCCTTGTGGCCGGTAATCGTTTCGCTGGCCTCGTCGTCGGTTATCCAACCTTGATTTGCCTTCTGAATTTCGTTGGCAATCTTCATTTGTTCGGTTTGGGCATCGCGCAATTCTTCTGACGCTCTAAACTCGGCAAACTCAAACTCCACATCCGCCTGTATGCCTTGCGCCTCCAAAGCCAAGGTGAACAAGCGCCCTAGCATCGTTTCGGTGTAGTGCTGAATCGAGCGGATACCGGCGCTAAAAATTTCAAACTGGCGCGATGACTGGATGTCGCCGGTCGCTTCGGTAATGCCAAGCATCAAGGGCATGGTTTTGAGCGCCCGCACCGCCATGCGTTCGAGCATCGTAATGATGCTGTCCAGCCCCGCCAGATTAGCGTCAACCGTGCCAACTGGCCGATTGACCGCAATGTTCGACGTGTGGATATACGCATCATCCGGCTTGAGTTGGCGGTAAGCATCCTCTACGCTTGTAATGATGCTGCTGGTAAACTGCTGGAACGCCTGCGCATTGCTGGCGATTTGCGGCGCAATTTTGACCAACTGCTCAATGTCCACGCTGAGGTCAAGCCGCGGATAACCTTGTTGCTGGATGACGCGCTTTAGGTCGTGCAGCATACCCAAAAGAAACAGCGACACAAAGAGCGCTGGTGCTGCTAACGGTCTGCCGTAGGGCTTCCCCGGCATGGGGTCAATCGGCACGTAGGCGAACGTTGGCCGGTCTAGCACAACAAACTGAAATGCTTGCCATTGCCCCGCCTGCCA